CTGTATCCCTTATCAAAGTAAGTTTGAAACACTATCAACTTAATCCTATCTGTAGTCCTCCCTCTATAAGTCTCTATCACTGCCATATTATCCTGATATTGCATATCCATTCGTATCTTATCGTATAAATCCGTATCATCATCCATCAATATAGGCATGGTACTATCAGTAGCTGTCACTCTTTCTTGCCTATTAGTTAGTGATGTTGACCATAGTATCTGCATCTTAATAGTATTTAATAGATATGCTTTGACCTTACCGGGATCAGTTACCTCTATATCTATATTACACAAATATAGAAAAGAGTTATTTATCACTGCATCTGCAGATATAGTAGACTTCATTCTTACTAGAAAATAATTAGTATATTTCCTTATCTCTTTGTAGTGAGCTGATATGTAGTTATCAAGTAAAGGTCTCATACCACTGATTGAAATCCTTAAGCCATATCTTCCTCCTTACTCCACCACAAAAGCATTCTTTATCAGGAGTACCTGTTACTCTTACTTTAATAGCTTTGAGTTTTAATAAGTGAATCTTATAGGATTGCTCTATCTCAGGCAGACTGAACACCTGTTGTATTATTACTTGCTCAGCTTCTGTAAACATTCCTGTAGTATAAACGATAGTAAGGCTACAATAGTTGCTTCAATAAAGGACCAGGTACAGATTAATGTTAGCCAAAAAGATACACATTTGATACAGCTAGCAGAGGAATGTATATATAGTGATAGATTGCTAAACCTAATTTTTCTAAAGATTGAGTCTATTAGTAGCTGTAATGGCTCAAAGTTTACTATAAACCATGATATAGCTATGTAGGTTAGTATGTTCATACGCAAAAATAACAAAGGCAGCCTTATGACTGCCTAAAAGTTATTGTTTATTTAGATAATTTTTCCACCATTTAATATAAAACTGCTCATTCACAGCCTTACCATTAGTGAATCTCCAAATGGAGCAGTAAGAGACTCCGATATCCTCAGCGTAATGGCTGAGCTTGTATCTTTGGGTGAGCTTAGACTTAGTCTCTTCAATCATAAAGTCCTTTATGCTCTGCCCCTTAGAAAGGGAGATCATCAGCAGGATTATCAGGTACATGAGCAGGAGCTACTGCAGCTGCAGGAGTTAATAGATCTATCTTCCATAGCTCTAAGGAGTTAAAGTGTTTGTCTTGCCACTCTCTACCTCTCAGATTGAATGATGCTTCTACCTCTTCACCTACTCTACAGCCATCTAATAGAGATGTCTTATCTCCTGTAGCTTGCAAGCTGATGTGTTGAGGGAATTTGCCATCCTCTACTGTTATTACTACTTCTCTCTTTGAGAACTTCTCAGTAACTTGTACTGTCTCGCCTATCACTTTGATAAGTCCTTTTACTTTGTAATCATTCATGTTATTGTTTTTATTAAATTATATACTCCGATTATTATTAATCCATACACTACTAGTGCCAGGATCATTGCTAGTGTTTTCTCGTTCATGTTAATATATCCACTTACAAAATTTGCGAATAAGCCCTACCTCTTTGATAGGTGCAGTTTGTTTTACAATAGGTGCTGATTCTTTTACAATAGGTGTAGATTCTTTTACAACAGGTGCATCATTTGTCTCACCTACATATTTCCAAGTTCTACCATAAAGGTACTGCCATTTTTTGCTTTTAGTTAACACCTTTTTTAAATCTCCATTCTTACACTCTACAAGTGTAAGTTTTAAAATTTCTGATATTTTCACACTTGAATAAGCAGAATTTTTTTTAAAGTTATAACTGTGTAACTTTTGAGTAATAAAATTTTCTTTTGTCATGTTATTATTTTTTAAATTAAGTGATTTTAATTTTGTATTTTGTCTTATTATCATACATCTATACTGTTCTTTACAAACCCTTGTGCAAAATTTAGCAGTATCTGCTTTATGATTTATATTGTCATCACAATATTTACATTTTCGTTCCATCTTATTTATTATTAAGTCTATTAATATATGTCACATAATACTCTGTGCAGTGATGCAGTCTGACCTTTATCTCCTCCTCAAGCTCCAGGTCTCTAGTGAATAGTAGAGTAGTGATTCTTTTAGATGGCTCTATATGATCTACCTGATGAAGCGATAAGTTTTCCCACTCATTGAGTAGTGATGGATCTGTAGAGACCATGCAATAGACTAGACTAGCATAGTTCTTATCATATAACATCATGTAAGCTCTCAACTGCCACTCATAATCTTTATTCACAGCCTCTTCTGAGGTAGCAGGGAACGTTTCTAATGACCATGATGTCTTGATGTCTATGATTTGGTCATCTAGTACTATATCTGCCTCTCCTGTGAGCCATTCGTTATTCAGCCTCTCAGTGTTCTTAGAGTAGTTAGTAAAGTGTACAGTGTTGAATAGAGCAATAGAGTCATTCTCCTGTAGATTACCCTTATTAATATACTTGTTATTCAATTCTACATTATAGCCATAGAAATCCTGCTTAGCTACAGCTCTAATGTAGCTCTTAGTAGTTTCAGATAGCACCTCAGATTTTGTCCGAGATGCTGTCATTAGTTTTCCTAGTGATGATGGATGCCATTTCATAACAGGAGTAGTGCCTTAGTTTGTAAATCAGTTAGCTCAAATGCCTCCTTAAGCTGAGGGATAGTGTACTTACCATTCTGAATAGCTAGTAATGCCTCCTCGAATCTCTGAGTAGTGATTGCAGGCTTAGTTGCCTTAGGAGCTACACTAGCTAGATTTGCATCATCATCTACTGACTGTAGGCATAAGATACTACTCAGAGTATATCTTCTAAAGTAAGTCACAGCAGATCCTACTTGCTGAGGATTAAGTCCAGCAGGTAGTTCCATACATGACTCAATAGACTCATTAGAATCTATACAGATTATCTGAGTACATACACTATTGCCCTGAATAGGTTGTAATAATAGTAAACCATTCTCTAATAGAATAGGCTCTACTGCCTCAGTGATTGCATTGATGTCAGAGTATGACTTTTTAAAGTGTGGATTAGTAGCATTCTTAGCTACTTTGCCGATTGACTGCTTAGCCTTGTGTAGCTTTTGGTGCAGAGTTAGTACAGGTGCTGATACTACAGCTTTTGTTTTTGTTTCCATGTGTATAAGTTTTAAATTTCAGTAAAGATAATCAATTATTTTATATCTGCAATGAATTTTAAATAAAATATCATAAATTCATCAAATGTCCTAGCAATAAAGTAAGTCCCTCCTGCCTGTTCTATGCTTTCCTGATACCTCTTCTGCACCTCTGACTGCTTATCCTTACCATATTTCACCTCAATCTTAACTGACCTACCTCTAATGGTAGCAGATATATCAGCTGAGCCTTTAGTACCGGTAGATGGAGTATAAGTGCCTTTCAGTTGTCTAGTATTCTCACCTACCTGTATCTTCTTACCCTCTCTATAGACTCCCATTGTATTAATCCTTTCAGCTTGAAAGCCTGAGTAGGTTAAAAAGTGGATTATACATTTAGTCAGAGCATTGGCTGAGTTATCATTCCAATCAGATGCTGTAATGTATGGCATGGTTGGGTGCTTAAGTGTGAGGTAGTTAATCTCTAAGGCTTTGAGTAGTGTTTTGTTTTCTTTGGTCATTTTAATTATAGTTTACTGTATCCCAAATATCAGGATCTCTCTGTGATTTAATTTCAAACCATCTAGCTCCATTGCTAGATCCATCTACATACTCTTTACCATTGTACTCTGCATACTTCTTACACCATTTGTTGAATGTTCTATTAGTCAGGTATTTCTTTTGGTCAGTGTATTCTGCAGTAAAGTTCTCAAACATTGATACCTTATTCAATCTTTGGTCAAAGCCTAGATTCTTATTATCTACCCACTCAATAAAGTCTTGAGATGTCTCATTGATAAACTTTCTCAGCTCCAAATTCTTAGCCTCAGACTCTACTAGACCATTCTCTAAGTAATAGTTTAGGCAATTAATCATGTAATGGTCAAACCTTGCCCATTCCTGCTCATCCCAATCCTCAAACAACATAGAGCCAAACTCATCATAAGGAGTATGCTGTGTGCCAAAGTAACTACTCAGCTCCACCTCAAACATTCTACGCTTGAATGATCCACCATCTGCTTTGATAGTGTAGTTAGTAGAGATAAGGACCTTAGGGGAGTCTTTAACAGGTAGTTTAATTGCATCTCTACCTTTGTATTCAATAGTAAGTCCCTCAGTGATTATACTAAATAAGCTCTCAAAGTTAAAGTTCTTTCTTACATCATCAAATGCCAGCACTTGACAATCAGAAGAGACAGTCTGATAGGGGAATGATTTATTTGAGTCAAAGGTCTTACCATCTATAGTGGATACTTTTTTCATGTAACCAATAGCATTTATTAGAATCCCCTTACCACTCCCTCCATTAGGATTGTCTGAGATAGTTTCATCATTGAGAATGATTGCTTTATTATTAGCTGAGGTCTTATAAGAATGTAGCATATAACCTATTACACTCTTCATAGTATCATATCTCTCTACCTCCTGCCCTGAGATAAACCAAATAAAGCTCCTAAACATTGACTCATGGTGATCAGCATCTATTAAATCTCTATCTATTATCTGATTATTCCAAACATAACCTTTTAGCTCTGAGTATTCATATATCTCATGGTGCTTAGCAAATACTTTGACAGCTGAATTTTTATAGTAAATCATACCATAGTCAATCCCATCCCTCTCCATCTCTACATTAGCAGTATCTATCATGCTGAGGTATTGAGGAGTAAATAGTTTAGACTTCTCAGCTACAGCATCAAAGACAGGTATCCGATTTGATTGGACCAGGTACTCCATCACTCTATCCTTAATCTGAAACTCAGATACATGATTAATAAAATTCTCATTC